GTTCCGATTGATCGTGAAGGGAAAAGTTATGTACTGAAAGGTGGTTTGTTGATGAGGATCCCTTTGGTAATCAAAGGTTCATTGTTCTTTGGTTTTACAATGGAATCCAAGTTTGAGATTAAGATAAGCAAATGCACTTGTAAACCATGTTTCTAGTCCGTTTTGATGGTGTTGACGCTCTTTGATTGAATTGCACTCTTTGTCTTGTTGAGATAGTGGATATATGGGTACAACAGAGTCTTCTCTCGTTTTGCTAGTTTGGAGAGCTAAATAGAATCAGTTTGTTTTTCTCGCACTCTTGTTGATTGACACCATTCATTCTCGAAGATGAATGTATCTGGACAGATCCATCCAATAGAGAATGAAGATGCCACAAACTACAATGAGAGACAAGTTATCGGTTTCCATTTTTGGTTTTATTCTCATCAATCTAGAGATCCAGAGGTCATCATTAGAGAATCCGCTATCCGAAATCCCCTCGCGTTCTTTGATTCCTTCTGAGATCTCTTCTCAAGTTTCATCAATTCCTGCTACATCCAATCTTGGGTCGATTGAGAGCTCGTTGCGTTCCGAAACTCCATACAGTATAACAAGTGATATTTGTGAATTGTAGATGGAATTATCGATATGGATACTGTTCCAGAAGCTCGAGAAGCAACAATGGATGACTTTCAGTCATTGAATCGCGATTATCTAGCATTTCCTCCTGTCGTGGGTTCAGAGGAGTTCTCTACGTCAAATACGGAGACTTTGCCACCTTCAAAACTCGGATGTCCTGAGATACCCAAACGACCGCGATCAGCCTATAACTTCTTTTCTCAGTCGATGTTTACAAAGCTAAAAGAAGAAAATTCTTTTGGGACCTCAACCCAGATAATCCAAATGCCCCTATTTATACAGAATATATTGATAAATATGACGATTTAAATAAAAAAGGTGAGCTTCTAGGGGGTTATAATTATGCGCATTTTACAATAGACGATAATATAAATATCACAGAGGAAAGACGAAATGAAATAAAATCTCAGTATGACAAAACATCTATCTGGTATCAAAGAGATATTTTAGGTAAAAGATGTATTGCTGAAGGACTTATATATAGAAGCTTTGCAAATAATCCGAAACAATATCAATTCAAGTACAATGATTTGAAAGATAAAAATAAACTTTTAAAAGATTTTAATAATAAATCTGATAGCGATTTGTTTATGAAGATAAATATAGGAGTTGACTTTGGTGGAACTGGTTCAGGACATGCTTTCGTAGCTACTGGTATTACTCCAGGATTTAAAGAAGTGAAAGTTTTAGCTAGCGAAAGACATTTTGGAGATATAGACCCAATAAAACTAGGAGACTTATTTGTTGATTTTCTAAAGAAAATTATATATAAGTATGGTTTTATTACATGTGTATACTGTGATAGTGCTGAACAAGTATTAATAAGAGGATTAAGAAATTCAGCTAAAAAAGCAAATTTAGGTAATGTAAGAATAACAGATGCATTGAAAAGTTGTATAAATGATAGAATAAAACTCACATGCATGCTATTATCCCAAAATAGATTCTTCTATGAAAAAGATGATTGTGATACTTTAGAAACTGCTCTTAGTAGTGCTATATACGACCCAAAAGAAATAACTGAAGATGTAAGACTTGATGATGGGTCAAGTGACATAGATACACTAGATGCGTATGAATATACAATAGAAAGATATACATCAAGATTATTGAATGCATAAGGAGGTTATATTATGTTTTCAAGATTTAAAAATGCAGTAAAGGGGGTGTTAGGGAAATTGTTTGGAACAGATACGTTAAAGCGAGAACTAAATGTAGACATTTCAATATCTAATGAAATGAGAGATGCTATAGAATTATGGCATTATATGTACAAAGATAAAGCGCCATGGATAGACGACACAACTCAAAGTATGAATTTAGCTTCTGTAATAGCTGGCGAATTTGCTAGATTAGTTACGTTAGAATTAAAAACATCAATTCAAGGAAATGATTATCTCGATGAACAGTATCAAAGAGTAATTAAGAAAATAAGAAATTATACGGAGTATGCATGTGCTAAAGGTGGATTAGTATTTAAACCTTATATAGATGGGGATAACATAGCTATAGACCTTACGCAAGCTAATAACTTCTATCCTACCGATTTTAATAGTAGTGGGGATGTTACTGGGGCAGTGTTTACAGAGTTTAAACAAACTGGAAATATGATTTATACAAGGCTTGAATATCATAGACTTGAAAAAGATGGATATTATATTTCTAATTTAGCTTTTGAAAAACAAAATTATAGTAATTCAAGCATAGATCTAAATAGTAACATTGATTTAGGAAATAGAATTCCATTATCTCAAGTGGAAGAATGGTCTAATTTAGAAGAAGAAAGTTGTATAAAAAATATTGATAAGCCCTTATTTTCTTACTTTAAAATACCTATTGCAAACAATATAGATGCTGCATCACCCTTAGGAGTGAGTGTATACAGTAGAGCTGTAGAACAAATAAAAGAAGCAGATAAGCAATATTCTAGAACGTTATGGGAATATGAAGGTTCAGAACTTGCTATAAATGCTGGAATAGAAGCTTTTACAACTGACAAAAAAGGTAGACCTATATTACCAACAACAAAACAAAGACTTTATAGAACTTTTGAATTTGACAATTCTAGTGGGAATAAAATGTTAGATACATTTAGTCCAACAATAAGGGATGAATCTTTATTTAATGGTTTAAATGAGCTTCTTAGAAAAATTGAATTTAACTGTGGCTTAGCATATGGAACTCTTAGTAATGTACAAGAAACTGCAAAAACTGCTACAGAAATTATAATGAGCAAGCAACGTTCTTATGCTACAGTATCGGATATACAAAAATCTTTAGAAAATGCTTTGAAAAACTTAGCCTACGCTATGAATGTATGGGCTTCTTTAATAGGAAAATCAAGTTCTAGTGATTATGAAATGACATTTAATTGGGATGACAGTTTAATTGTAGATAAAAAAGAAGAACTAGCAAGCATGCAACAAGATGTTTCAAGTGGATTAATTCGCCCAGAACTTTATATTATGAAAAAATATGGAGTTGATGAAAAGACAGCTCAAGAAATGATGCCACAAGCAGAAGATCTAGTGAAACCTTTAGAATATGATGAGGAATAAAAATGTTAACACCTAACTATTTGAAAAAAGTACCAAGAAGAATAGAAAAATTATATCAAGAGCTAGAAGATTTTATAATTGAAGATATTGCAAGAAGAATAAACAAAGCAGCTACAATAACAAGCACTGCTGAATGGCAATATATAAGAGCGCAAGAGCTAGGAATAGCCGAGGATGTAATAAAGAAAAAGATAGCAAAAATACTTAAAAAGTCAGATAAAGAAATAGAAAGGCTATTTAGAGAAAGTGCTATAAAGTCAATAAACTTTGATAATGCAATATATAAAAATGCTAAGTTAACTCCGATGCATTTACATTCTTCTCCTGAGTTTCAAAAATTATTAGAAGCAGCAATAAAACAAACTAAAGGAGAATTTGAGAATATGACTAATTCACTTGGTTTTTGCACTAGAGGTGTTAATGGCAAGGTGAAAAATAGAAAACTCACTAAATTCTATCAAGAAGCTTTGGATTTAGCTCATTTTCAAGTATCAACTGGTGTTTTAGATAAAACAACAGCAACGAGACAAGCAGTAAAAAAGCTATCTGAAAGTGGAGTTAGATGGATTAACTATGAAAGTGGATGGCATAACAGGGTTGATGTAGCAGTAAGGAGAGCCATAAGAACTGGAGTAAATCAAATGGCGGCAAGTATGACAGATTTTCAAATGGACGAAATGGGATGCGAATATGTGGAAGTAAGTGCACATCCTGGAGCTAGACCAAGTCATGAAGAATGGCAAGGTGAAGTATATAAACGTTACGGAAGTGATGAAAATTACGAAAACTTTGAAGATGCGACAGGTTATGGAACAGTAGAAGGATTATTAGGGGCTAATTGTCGACATAGCTATGCGCCTTTTATAATGGGAGCTTCTAAAAGAACTTACACAAAAGAAGCTTTGAAAAATATAAATCCATACAAGTCTATGGAGTATAATGGCAAGACATATACTTATTACGAAGCTACTCAAAGGCAACGACAGATAGAAACAAGGATAAGAGCAACTAAAAGGGAGTTAATTGGATATAGAGCAACAGGGGACAAAGAAGCTTTCACAAATGCTAGCATAAAACTTCAAAGACAAAAACAAGAATACAGCAATTTTAGTAATGCTGCTAATATAAGCAAAAAAGATAATAGAACACAAGTGCAAGGATTTGATAGAAGTACTAGTCAAAAGTCGGTACATGCAAGTAAAAGGAGAAAATAAATGGAATTAAAAAACACAGTAGATTTAATGTTAGGAACAGATTTTAAAGATAGATTTAAAGCAGAATATTATCAACTAGATAATAGAATAACAGGATTACAAAGAATGTTAATAAAATATAAAGCTGGTACTTTAGGATTTACACCTAATTGTTCTTATGATTTATTACATACACAATTAGTATATATGGAGGCATATAAAAATATATTAGACGAAAGAGCAAAAATAGAAAATATAGATTTGTAAAAAAAGTTTACATAATCCGACCTTCTAAAATCGATTTTAAGATACTTAGGAAAAATTCCTTGATAGTTTATACCTTTAGAAAGGAGTGGAAAAATGAAAAAATTATCAGATAGAATATTAGTAAGGTTGGGTTTGATTACAAGCCCCAAAATACTATTTGATTTAGCAACACTTGGAGAAAATTCATCTTATTACAAGAAATATTATAAGAAATATAAGGAAAGACACGAATGGCTGTAAGGCCTTATTTTTATGCAAAGAAAGGAGAAAATACAACTATATTAGGTGGAACTCCTACTTTTAACTTTGGTGAAGCTATAAAATACTTAAAACGTGGATTTAGAGTATGTAGACAAGGTTGGAATGGTAAATCCCAATACGTAGAATTAGCATCGAATATTAGTTATAAATCAGCTAAAGGGGATATTGTTAACTGTGAACACGAATGTATAGGCAATAAAGCTATTGCATTTGTTGGCACAAGTGGAGTTCAAATGGGTTGGCTTGCTTCACAAGCTGATATGTTAGCAGAAGATTGGATGTTTGCTGAATGGGAGGTAAAAATGGATAGACAAGAAGTTATAAATATATTTGCTCAAGAAATGGCTAAAACACAAAAGAAAGCAGATAAATTTTATTATAAACAAGATAATAAAGATATGGCTGCTTATTGTACAGACCATGCATTAGTTATAAAAAATTTAGCTATTAAACTTGGTATATGCGAAGAAGTTTATCAAGAAGCTTATAAAATATATGATTTTAGAAATTCAGGCAAAACAGGATATACATTAAAAGACGGGAAAATAGTAATTATAAAGGAGGCAAATAATGGCTAAATATAGAAAGAAACCTGTAGAGATAGAAGCATTTAAATGGACTGGCGATGTAGAACAAATAGAAGATCCTATTTGGATAATCCAAGCAATAGAAGCTAGAAAGGTTTGGTTTGGAGTTAATCAAGATAATATAGTTGATTCTATGTTTATAGATACATTAGAAGGAGTTCATAAAGCAGATATAGGTGATTATATTATAAGAGGTGTTAAAGGAGAATTATATCCTTGTAAACCTGATATATTTGAAATGACTTACGAAAAAATTTGTTAAATCAAAAGGAGGATAACATGAACGAACAACAATTTTTAGATTGGTGTAAAGATGAAGTTGTAAAATATACTAATAATCATTTAGATAAATCAGATAACAAACAAATAACAAAAGATGATGTATTTATGGTTTGGTGTGCTAAAGTTTTACAAAATAACAAAGCATTGCTAAGTACAACTCTATTTGACGGAATGTATTACGAATGTACATATAACGGAGATAAAAAAGAAATGTACGTAGATGCTTATAAGAAATGGGAGAATTACAAAGTTAAGCAACCTCAACCTAATAAAGATACAAAGGAAACAGAAATAAAATTTAAAATAAACGATAATGTTAAAGGAAATATAATAGAAAAGTTTACCAAAGTTAGATAAGGTGAAAATATGAGAGATTTATTAAATAGATTCTTGATAAGAATGGGCTGGGTTACAAGTCCAATTATCTTATTTGATTTAGCAACACATGGTGAGAACTCACCTTTTTATAAAAGATACTATAAAAAGTATAAGAAAAAAGATGAAAAGTATAGAAGGATATTAGAACAACGTAAAGATCTGCAAGGTCTTATTTTTATGCAAGGAAAGGAGAAAAAATGGAAAAGAAATTTTTAGAAGACTTAGGGCTAACAGAAGAACAAGTCACAAAAATATTATCTCAACACACTTCAGAGATAGATGATGCAAACAAAGAAACTGCAAGATATAAAAAAGAAGCTGAAACATATAAAATAAAATCCGATGGATTTGAAACTCAGCTTAAAGATGTTAATAAAGAAATACAAACTTATAAAGATATGGATATAGAAGGAATTAAAAAAAGTGCTGAAGATTGGAAAATAAAATATGAAACAGATACAAAAGCACTTAATGAAACTATAGCCAAAAAAGATTATGATTATGCAGCTAAAGATTTTATGAATCAATATGATTTTATAGATGCTGATGCAAAGGAAATAGCTACTTTAAAGTTTAAAGCAAAAGAATTTAAACTAGAAGATGGTAAATTCTTAGGCGCTGATGACTTTATGAAGCAATACAAAGAAGAGCATAAAGCTTTGTTTAAAGAAGAGCCAAAGCGAGAGCCTGATGCACCTCCAATGCCTCAAATAGTAAAACCTACTGGTGGAAGTGACGGTGGGGAACAACAAAGTAAATTCAACTTTTTAAATATGTTCACTCCTGTAAGAAAAGTTGAAAAATAATTAATGAAAGGATGATGAAAAATGGCAACAAATTACGCAAAAGAATATTCTAGAGAACTAGATCAAGTTTTCCCATATCAATTATACTTTGGAGCTTTATATAATACTCCTAATGATTCTAGATATAAATGGGTAAATGCAAAAACTATAGAAATACCAGTTATAAGTACAACAGGTAGAAAAGATGCTAATAGAGATACAATATCTGCAGCTGCTAAAAATCATAGCAATGAATGGGAGACAAAAACACTTACTAACGAAAGATATTGGGATACTCTAGTGCATCCAATGGACGTTACTCAAACTAATATGGTGTTGACTATAGCTAATATAACAAAAGTATACAATGAAGAACAAAAATTCCCTGAAATGGATGCTTATTGTATATCAAAAATATACTCAGATTGGACTGCTTTAAGCAAAACAGCTACTGAACTAGCTTTAACAGCAGAAAACGTATTACAACAATTTGATGATATGATGGAAAAAATGGATAACAAGAGAGTACCTAGCATGGGAAGAATCTTATATGTTACTCCAGGAGTAAATAAAATAATTAAAAATGCAAAAGAAATCGTAAGAAATATAAATATAGATGGAAATGGAGCTTCAACTATACAAAGAACAATATCAAGAATAGATGAAGTTGAAATACAAGTTGTTCCAGAAGAACTTATGAAAACTGCTTATGATTTTACAACAGGTTGGAAAGCTGGTACTAGTGCTAAACAAATACAAATGTGTTTAATACATCCATTAGCAGTTATAACACCTGTTTCTTATGAGTCAGCATGTTTAGATGAGCCTTGCGCTAAAACTCAAAATAAATATTATTACTATGAAGAATCTTTTGAAGATGTATTCATACTAAATAACAAAGTTGATGCAATTGATTTTGTTATAAATCCAACTTAATGAGGTGATTGGATGATAGTTGTAAAAAAAAATAATAAGGAATTAACTATATTGGAGTCTCAAAAAGACTCCTATTTAGCCTTAGGATATAATGTTTTAGATGCAGAAGGTAATATAACCGAAGTTGGTAGAGCTACAGAATATGCAGCTTTAAAAGAAGAAAATTCTACATTAAAAGCCGAAGTAACTAAACAAGCATCTGAAATAGCAAAATTAAAAAGAGAAAATAAAAAGTTGAAATCAACTGAAAAAGAATAAGGAGAATGGTATGGCTGATATAAATTATAACGAATACAAAGACTTTTCTTTTGGCTCGGTCATACCAGAAGAAAAGTTTGCAACTTATGCTGATTTTGCTATGGAGTATATAAATTGCATAACAATGAATAGACTTAAAATGATGAATGAAGCTCCTGTAGAAGCTAGAAAGGCAGTATATGCGGTAATAAACGAAAAGGCAAGAATAGAAAAAGACAAGCAAGATGGAATAATAACATCTGAAAAAGTTGGTGACTATTCTGTTAGCTTCTCAAGATCTACAGATTCAAGAAGTACAGAAGAAAAAAGATTATATAAAGTAGCTAGAATGTATTTAGCTCATACAGGGTTGCTATATAGAGGTGTTGATTATGATATTTGATAAGAATATAACTCTTTATAATGCTTTTTATGACAGAGATAATGACATTATTAGATATGCTAGGACATATATACAAGGTGTACATATAGAAATATCTACAGGAATTAAAAGTGATGGAAAAGGCTCTTTAAATAATCAAAATACATGTGCTATTTATATACCTTTTAATGCTTATTTCGAAGGAAAAGAATATATAAGTCCTACACATTTTGGACAATTATCTGAAATAGATAGAGATAAATACTTTACTTTTGATAACGACGATAAAATTGTAGGCGAAATGGTTGATTTTGAACTTACAGGCGAAACAGGGAATAATATTAAAACATTGGAAAATAATTTTGATGATGTATTTAATATTACTTCTATTGAAAAAAATGATTATGGAAGTAATAATATGAGGCATTGGAAAGTAGGTGCTATGTAAATGGCTACTAAAACACGAATCATATTACAAATGGATCCAGCAGAAGAAATTTTGTTAAGGCATAAACTTAATAAAGATGGCGAAGCACAACAGTTTTTTACTCAAGAAGTAAGAAAATTTTGTGATGAATATGTACCATTTGACGAAGGACCTTTAAAAAATACAGCAAAGGTAGGCAAAAATAAAATCACATACATTCAGCCGTATTCTCATTATCAATATAATGGAATTAGTAAAAACGGAAAGCCTTTTAACTACCAACATGCTCCTAAGCGAGGTAAGTACTGGGATAAAAGAATGTGGGCAGATAGAGGGAGAGAAGTAGTAAAATCGGTAGCTGATTTTGTAGGAGGTAGGGCAAAATAATGGCTGATAAAACAATAGTAGAAGGTATACGAGATTTTATAAAAGAATGCCCTTATTTAAATGAATTTCATAAAGGAATAAGCGTAGATTACTTAGGTGAAAAAACATCTAGTTACTCTATAGAAGGTATACCAACACAACCTATTATAAAACGATATATAGATGGTTCAGCAGAAAAGCAATATTTATTTGTATTTTCTAGTAGAGAAGCTTATGGTAATGATGTATTTCAAAATCTAGAAAATTTAGGTTTCTATGAACATTTTTCTAAATGGATAGAACAACAAAGTATATTAGGTAATCTACCGAATATAGGCGAAGGTAGAGAATCAAGAAGAATTGAATGTTTAACAACAGGGTATACAGGTGAAGTAATGGATATGCAAATGGATAAATGCAGATATCAAATACAATGCAGATTAGTTTATTTTGAAAAAAGTTTATTTATTTTATAAAAGAAAGGAAGAGATAATATGGATTCAGTATATAGATATATGGAAGCTGACTATATGGAAGTAGGAGAGGGATATGAATTTATGGGAACTGGATTTACAGCTTTAGACGAAAATCCAAATGCTCAAACAGATGAAAAAACATATATACATGAAAAATCATCTACTACTTCAGTTACAGGATATAAGCCAACATTCCCATTTACTGCTGATATGATAAAATCAGAAAAAGTTGTTATGGATATATGGAGTATAGCAAGAAATCAAAAAACAGGAGCAGATGCAGAAAGAAAATATGTAAAAGTAGATTTATATGACCCTGCAGAAGGGGATAATACTTATAAAGCTAGATTATTTACTGTTAGTGTTCAAGTTGATTCTAAAAAAGGTGAAGGCGGCAACATAAATGAACTGTCAGGCAATTTAAATGCAGTTGGTGGAGTTACAGAAGGAACATTTAATACAACTACAAAAACATTTACAGCAGATGCAGCAACGCAATCTGCCAATACTAATGCAATGTCTGTAAATACCAATAAAGTAGATGGATAAGGGGATAAAATATGAAAGTTAAAGTAAATGATAGAGAAACTGAATTAGAATTTTGTGTGTATGATCCAGATGTTATGGAAAAATATGAAAATGCTCTTGAAGTAGCTATAGAAGAAACTACTTTTGATGAAGATAGTGACTTAAAATTATCAGAAAAAATAAGGATTCAATGTAAAAGTGTATTTAAATTTTTCAACTCTATATTTGGAGAAGGAACTGATAAAAAAGTTTTTGGAGAAAAAGTAAATCTAAAAGATTGTTTATCAGCATTTCAACAAGTAATAGCTGAAGCTGCAAAGCAAGATGAAGAACTTGCTAATTCTATAGGAAAATATACACCGAACAGAGCACAAAGACGTAAATCTAAAAAATAATTGATATGTATAATATATTAATAGATGAATTGCCTACAAAAGTAAAAATATCTAATGAAGAATTTCAAATAAATTCCGATTTCAGAACAGGAATATTGTTTGAACAAATGATATTTGATGTAGACATAAAAGATGATGAAAAAACTCAACTTGCATTAGCATTGTATTTTGATAATGATTTTAATGCAGGTAAAAAAATAAAAGATATCCAAGAAGCTGTAGAAAAAATATTATGGTTTTATAAATGTGGTAAAGAAGATGACATAAATTTAACATATGCAAATACCAAGAGAAGAAAAAATAAAATCATATACGATTATGACATAGACCAAGATTTTATATATTCTGCATTTCTTAAAAATTACAATATAGATTTGCAAGACATAGATTATATGCATTGGTGGAAATTTAGAGCTAATTTCAAAGCATTAGATAATTGCATGTTTACTAAAATACTTGAATATAGAAGTATAGATTTAACTAAAATAAAAGACAAAGAACAAAAGCAATTTTATAAAGAAATGCAAGAGTTATATAGAATCAAGACTAAAATAGCAAAAGAGGAACAAGAAAGAATAAATGCTATAAGTGAAGCACTTGAAAAAGGACTTGATATTACAAATTTATTGTAAAATATATAAATATATATTATTATTAAAATAAATAACGATATGGGAGGGAGTTACAATAAATGAGTAAATCTTTAAAAAGAGCATTTATAGGACTAGGGGTTTTAGCATTAGTATTTGTATTTGCTATTTTTTATTATGTTATTATACCTGCTAAAAATTTAGATGAAGCTTCTATAGAAAAAGAAAAACAAAAATCTGGTTATTCGTCTCATATAGAAGATATGTCGGAATATAAAACGAAAGAAGAACTATCTGATATAAGACTCGATTTAATTATATATGAAACAGTTTATAAAGATTTAATGTATGAAATTGATAATAAAGGTATTGATTATCATAAAGCTGATGATATTTATGGAATTGCTAAAAAATATATGTTAGAGATTATGAGTTTAGAAATAGAAGATAAATATAAATCCGATTTAAAAAATGCATTAACTTATATTTGTGTTTCCATGGATGAATATAAAAAAGGAAATTTAGATGATAGCGTAAAATATGTAAATATAGCAAAAGATTATTATAAAAAATATGAAAAAATTTTTAAATAGAATTAAACACCTACGAAAGTGGGTGTTTTTATTTTTATGTATAGATAGGAGGTGGAGCTTATCAGTGATGGTCAAATTATTATAGATACTGCATTAGATAATACTGGACTCCAGTCAGGAATAAAAGAACTTGACTCTATAGCAAATAAAGGATTAAAAAGTTTAGTAGATAAGTTTTCTTCACTTTCGCCCGCAGCTAAAGCAGCAACACTATCAGTTTCTGCATTAGTTGTAGGTTTTAAAGCAGTACATAAATTAGGTGTAACAGCTTTAACAGAAGTTACAGGGGTTTTAAAAAATATTGGCAGTGTCGCTCTTGATATTGGAGGGCAAATATGGGACTCATTAGCTCAAATAGGTGGAATCCCTACCTCTATAGGAGATATTATAAGTGAATATACTTCTTATAATGCAACTATGAAAGAAGTACAAGCTATATCAGGGGCAACTTCAAGTGAATTTCAACAGTTGTTGGATATAACAGCTAAGTTAGGAAGAGAAACACAATTTACTGCTACAAATGCAGCAGAAGGGTTAAAATATATGAGTATGGCTGGATGGAGTGCTCAAGAGTCGATTGCTGGATTGCCATCAGTGCTACGATTAGCACAGATAGGTAGTGCTGACCTTGGAACAACATCTGACATAGGTGCGACACGTTGCTATGTGAAAAGCATAGTCTAGTTTAATCACTTTAAACTAAGAACTAATACTCTGAGAAGTCAAATGAAGAAGTAACGCTCTGAAGGACTTCCATTGAAGCTACGACATGCAATTGATTAGGTTATGATGATATTGTATGAAGCTCGTTAAAGTCGGCAGAAGCGACCTAAGTTAAAGAAATATATTAATAGAAATTGGTTCAAAAGTACTAGAGTGCACCTGTTTCGAACATATAGAGTAATTAATATGGTTTTGTGATATGTCGGATGCCTATGAAGTATTGACTATGGTGAGAATCCAAAATGTGTAATGGGGACGAACCATCGACTGACTTATCGTGAATGTCGCTTAGCAGAAATGCTAAGAGAGCCACAAATGGCTTATCATCAGAAGGATGAGTAAGGGCTTTGTTGAGAAAATCCTACAACTCTTATAGGGAGTTGGGTTGATGACGGTATTTAGGTGGCACCTAAGGTTATACGGTAAAGGTAGGAGTATTGGAACGTGGAAAGCTTTGAACATGGAGATATAACCATCTATGAAGTGTTTTAAGGGAAATTCATAATAATGATATAACCTTAATTAATCAAGGTGAGAGTAGAGTCACAGTACCAATGAAACCATGATAATAAGTGGTGGAGGGATAGGCTCAAGTCGTTTGTAATAAAAATAAACGATGGAACGCCGTATGAGTTGAAAGGCTCACGTACGGTGTGGTGCGGGGGAAAATCTGGAGATAACATCAAAGGATTACCTATCGCAATTAACTGATACAATAACTGCAATGGGTATGCAAGCAACCGATTGTGGGGATATGGTCGATATGTTTGCGGCAACTATCACTCGATCTAACACAAATGTTGAGATGATGGGGGAAACAATGAAATACGTTGCTCCAGTAGCAGGTTCTTTAGGTGTACAATTTGAAGATTTAGCACTTGCTACGGGCCTTTTAGCCAACGTCGGAATTAAAGCAAGTTTGGGAGGCACGAGTTTACGTACAATGTTAACTAATTTATCTGGCCCTACGACTACTGTACAAAAGGCTATGGATAAATACAATATAACACTTAAAGAAAGTGCTGATGGGTCTGTGGACTTAGATGCGACTATGCAAAATTTAAGAAGTAGTTTAGGTGGATTGCCTCTTAAAGAACAGGCATCAGCGGCTAAAACTTTATTTGGTAAAACTGGTATGGCTGGAGGACTTGCTATTATAAATGCAAGTAAAAAAGATTATGATAACTTAAAACAAAGTATACAAGGTTCTACTGAAAGTATGACTTATTGGAAAAAAGAATGTGAAGATATGGGCTTGTCAAGCAAGCAAACTGAAAAAAGATTGGAAAAACTACATTCTGTATTTCAAGAGTCGAAAGATATGGCGGATGCACTAGGTATATCATCTACAGATTTAACAAAATCAATAACATTACTTGGAAAAGATGGAAAAGTAACAAGCAATGATATTGAAAGTTTATTTACTGTATTCAATAAACTAAATAATGCATCAGAAAGTCAAGAAAAAATAATGAAAAAATACGGAATCCAAATAGAAAAAAATGATGATAATTCATTGAATTATAGCGATTCCTTAAAAAATGTAGTAGAAGCTCTTAGAGATAAAACTAAGCAAGAAAGAGAAAATATATTAACACAATTAGGATTAGCTGATTCAATAGATCAGGTAAATGAATTATGCTCACTTACTCCAGATGAGTTTGACAAAACAACAAAAGCCATAGAAGAAACACAATCAGCAGCTGAAAAAGCTCAAGAAATAATAGATACATCTTTAAAGGGTGCTATAATGCGTTTAGGTTCTGCTGCTAGTGGTTTAGGATTATCTATAATGAGTGATTGCGCTCCTGCTTTGAGTGAATTTTGTGATTTATTAGGAGATAGTTTGAATTTATTAGTTAATGGCAACGTAGATGGAGCTGTTACAAAACTTACAAGTGGATTAAAAGAAAGTTTTAAAAGTATACCAAGCTTGATGACTAATGCATTTAATGGTATAGAAAGTGCTGTAACTAAACAAGGCCCTAAGTTTTTTAGTACAGGGACAAGTCTTATATCTAATATATGTAATGGTATAACAAAAAATCAAAGTACTATAACGACAACTTTGAGCAGCCTTTTTTCTCAAGGTGCCGAATTTGTATCTAAAAACGCAGGAAGTATAGGAGATGCAGGACATGCAATAATACAGGCTTTATCAGATGCATTTGAGCAAAATCAAGATGAAATAGGAGAAGCTTTAAATAAAGCTACTGAGGAAGCAGTAAGATTATATATAGAAGGAAAGGTATTCCAAGCTAAAATAAAATTAAAACTAATCTCTGAAATTATAGAAGGTGCAGGGGCTGGACTTTGGAAAGCTCTAGGAGGCACAGGCGAAGGAGTATTAAGTCATTTAGGTTTAAATGGAGATGGGACAAATCTTAAAGATGCTGGTAAAAATAGTGTTGGATTTTGGGATTCTGCATTAGGGCAAGGTCTTAGTGGTATAGGTAATTGGATAAAAGACAAACTTTTTCCAGAATCTTATGCTGCTGAAATTGGAGAAAAAGGGACTGAAGCTGGTAAACAATATGCTAAAAACTTAACTGATTCAGCAAAAGAAAATGCATCTGCAGGAGCTGACGAAATAGGCACAGGATTAAGTGACAGTTTAACATCTAAATTAGCTTCTATGGATTCAAATGAATTACAACAGCTAAAAGATGATTTAAAAATGATAGAAAGCACGATTGCTACTGTATCGAATAGTGCAGCTAATAGTTTTCAATCGTTAAGAAATTCATTAAGAGAAAGCTTTGTCGGTAGTGCTAATATAATTAGGAATCAGATGGTATCTATGAGTAATGTCATTAGAAATCAATCGAGCAATGCAAGAAACTCATTTACCACTCAAATGATATCTATAAGCAAGGTTTCTAGGACCCAAGCTACTAATGCAAGAAATGCAGTTACGACACAAATGATAAGCATGAAAAATGTTATAACTACTCAAAGTACACAAGCTAGAAATAATTTTACGAGACAAATGATAAGTATGAAAAATGTAGCTAGGACTCAAGCGACACAAATTGGTCAACAGATGGCTAATGGAGTTACAAAGGGTATACAAAGCGGTACTTCAAGAGCGGTTAGTGCTGCAAGAAGTCTTGTTAATCAAGTTAATGCTGAAATGAAAAAAACTGCTAAAATAAATTCTCCTTCAAAAATAACTACTGATTATGGAGAAAACTTAGATGAAGGTTGGATTGTTGGTATGAAAAATAAAGCTCAACAAGTATATGCAAAAGCTAGAGAAATATCAACAGAAATATCTAATAGAATGAAAATTGCTGTTCAAGGTGAAATGACATCATTTGCTATAAATGCAAGTAATAATAATTCAAGCAATATTATAAATAACACAAATATAAGTTTAAAACTTAATGACGAAGATATAGAAAAAATAGGAAAAGCAACTGCTAAAAATCCTATTTATGTTGAAACAAAAGTTGGTGGAAGTACACTCGCTAAAACAATAGCAAAACCAATAGATGATTATAATAATACAGAATTAAAAAGATTAAATAGATTGGAGGGTATAGAAAATGTTTAAATTTAATGGTATAGATTTAGAACAGTTTGTAAAAGTATTCAGCATAAGTACTAATGTGTTTGATAAAATAAATACTTTTACAGATATACCCTCTAGAAATGGAAGGGTTCTACAGGATAGTAAGTATGACTATAAGCAAATAGACATAGGATATGACATAAAAGCAAGCACAGAAGAAGATTTACAAGATGCTATAGATACTATATCAAGTGTATTTGATGTAGACGAAGAAAAAGAATTGATCATAAATGAAAATGGACGAATATACCTAGCTATTCCAAATGGGAAAACTCCAAAAGAGTATATAATGAATGGAATGCGAAGATTTTCAACATCTTTCATATGTACGATACCTTTTTCTTATAATTCTGATGCAAAAATTTTCAATGGAGAAAAAAAGATAACTGTTACAAATGAAGGTAATGCAAGTACTCCAGCAATTATTGAAGTTGATTTTAATAGTAATGCGACTTATTGTCAAATAGATGGTCAAGATGGAAAAGCTGTGCTTATAGGGCAATACCCTAGTTTAACTAATGAAAAAAAAGAAAAAAGTACCACTATTGTTTACGAGCCTTGCGAAACTACCGAAAATTTTGTTTCAGTAACAGGTGAAGTTGATGCAAAACGAACTATAACTGGTACTATTCAACCTAATGACGGAGGTTCTAGTTGGTGTATACGAGCATCAGATTATGGTAGTGGGACTGATTGGCATGGACCAGCATTACGATATAATTTGCCCTCTAATGTTACTGATTTCGAATGCAGTTTATATTTTTATCATGATTCAACGGGAAAACTAGAATATAACGAATTTGGCTCTACAGATACAACTAAAACAACTAGATATAAAGTAACTGCTACAACTGTGAAACTAAAAGAGAAAAGATTATCCAAAAGTAAAACTTTATTAAGTATTAAAAAAGGTGTTTATCTAACTGCAAGTGAAGTTGTAAATGGCTGGATAAAAACTACTTATAGTGAAAAAACTGGTTGGGTTAAAATTTCAACTGGATTAAGTAAAATAACAACTACAACAGCTACATATTACACAAAACAAGCAGCATCTTTAAGGGCGTCAGGAAGCAAAAGTTCTAAACTTTTAGCGACAATACCTAAAGGTACTGCTATTGTTGTATACCCGAAAATTACGTCAAGTAAAGGTAAATGGACTAAAGCAACTTACAAAGGTAAAACAGGTTATGTTTACACAGATTATATTATTGAAGGTGATAAAGTACAAATCGAAACAGATAGAGAAGTTAACACAGCTGAGGATAAAGTTGGGATGGTAGAAGGATATGGATTTGACCAAGCTGGGAATAAGCTGTTTAAAGTTATGTTATGTGATGAAAATGAATACTTTGAGGCGGTTTACCCGCTTGTACAAATTGGGAATACAGAGTTTTTAAAAGATAAGGATTTTAGTGTGCCTGAGCCTAAACCCGTTATAACAGTAAGTGGTTCTGATGATAGTTTGACAGTTACAAAGAAAACTCCTAGAAGCGGTAAATATGGAAACTGGAATGAATTTAAAGGTCATTTTACTATAAAAAGAGAAAATAACGAATGGTATGCGGAAGTAGTTAAATATAATGAAGCTGGCGAAATTGAAAAAACTTTACCAAGCGAGACTACAAAAAATGACAAGTTTCCTATAGGCGATTTGAATCATATAGTTATCTTTTTTGGAAAATATGCTGACAAAGAAGTCGTTGATACAATGACATTTAATAGATTGGTAATAAATAAGCTGAATGAAGATGGAGAAGATGAAGAGCAAGATATAATAATTTTCAAAGAAGGTGACGAATTGAAAGTTGATTTTGCCAATAATGAAGTTTATATAAATGGTGTTAAAAATATGCAACATATAGATATAGGGAGTGAATTTTTTGAAATCCCTCCTGGTGAATACGACTTAAAAATTGCAAGCGATGGAAATATTACAAGTTCTATAATTTTTAATGAAAGGTGGTTGGATTAGTCTTGGAAAAACTTGTGACAACGATTTTTGTGCTAAATAGACAGAAAAAGATAATAGACGTACTAAGCAATAATGGGACTAATTCAGCAAGTCCTTTTTTTGACGACTCTTATAAAATATATTTAACAACAGGGGCTGAAAGTTTTACATGTTCTACATTAGACAATAATAGAACAGCTTGTATTCAAAAGGGGAATTTTCTAGTTTTCAAGTTTAAAAGCAAACTAAAAATGTTTCAAATTATGCGAACTACGACAACTCATAATGAAAATGGTGAAAAAATAAAGAGTTGCTATTGCGAAACGGTCGGACTAGAACTTTGGAATAAAGTTGTAAGAAAATCTACACTAGAAGGTGATGTCACTACATTTTTTAATTTGCTTTTACAAGATTCTACATTTGAATTGGGTTATGTAGATCCGGATATTATAGATTTTAAAAGCGTTAAAGTAGAAAAACCTACTTCAATTTATACTGTAATACAAGATAATCTTGAAACTTACAATATAGAAATAGAATTTGAAGTAAAAATGATATCTAACAAATTTAAACAATATATAAATATTTATAAGAAGCGTGGAAGAATAACAAATGCTAGAATAGAATATTCTGTAAATGCAGATCAAATAGAAAAAACTGGAGATTTAAGTGAATTTTGTAGTGCACTTATTGGTTATGGTCAAAATGGAGTAGATTTTAAAAATGTAGAATGGCTAAAATCTAACGGAAATCCAACTGACAAACCTTTAAATCAAGACTTTATCGCTGATGAAAGTGCACATATATACTTTCATAATGATGATGGAAGTTATATAACAGGAGTATATGAATGTGATGCAGATAATGCATCTGATTTACTTAATGAAACATGGAAAGAACTTCAACGAAGAAAAGACCCTCAAATGACATATAAAACTAATTTAGCTATTATTGATGAAGATATTGAAATAGGTGATACAGTTTATGTTATAGATGATGGGAATACTAAGGATAAATTAACTTTAGAAGCTAGAGTAACAGAATTAGAACTTTCATTTACAAATTGGGCCGAAAACAGTAAATGTACTTTAGCAAATTACAAAGAAAGAAAAAGTAAAATAAAAAGTTTAACAAAAGATGATTTATTAAAAGATGTTCTAGAATTTTTAGGTGGCATAGGGGTAGGAGACTTAACTGACGAGGATATTGCTAAGATAAGAGAATATCTTGAAAAAATGGGTCTAGAAAAAGAGGAGATAGATAAAATATTTGATGAACTTGAAGATATTATTAATCCTAAGCCCAAACCTCCTGATGAAGGTGAAGATGGCGACCCTATTTATATTGACACTTATAAAAACGGAGTATGGCTTGGCGATGATAGATTTTATCAAATAAAGACTTCTAAGACGGTGTCTACTACAGATGAAACGAGTGACCAATATGCAGAGGCATTAGCATTATATGAAAAATACGACATAGGCAAATATCAAAATAAAGCGAATCTTAATAATTTATCATCTACAGGAAATAAGTATAAATTATATCTTATTGTTGAACACTATTGTAAGAAATTTGGATTAGACCCAAATCTAGTATATGCGGTGATTATGGGTGAATCTAGAGGTGACCCTTATAGCACTACAGGTAGTAATGGTGGTTATGGGTTAATGCAATGCGAACGTTCGACATATTTCAAGGAATGGGGAAATAAAACATTTACTATAAAATATTTAGATGGCAGTACTTATAAATTTCTTCCTTCTTATGCGAATATGACACCTGGCAAGGGAGGAAATACAACAGTTAATGGAATAACAGTCGATAAAAACATCTTAAATCAAATAAGATTCGGCTGTTGGGAACTAAGACAAGCTATAGATTATGCTCATGGAAATATATTTGCTGGATTAGTAGCTAACAATATGGGACAAGGTTCACTTAACTGGATAGTATCGAAATATGTATGTGATAAGTATGGATACAAATTTGTTGATTCTTACTATTTGAGTTCTCAGTCTAATGAAACGAAATTGAAAGTTTATGAGGAATTAGATAGCGGTAAATTTGATTTTGCAGCTTACAGGCAGAAGCTAAAAGACCAAAAAGGATTAGGAACCCCAAATAATGTAGAGTTGTATTTATGTTGGTATAAAGTTGTAAATGGCCAATTACCTTATTATTTGGATGCACAAGGAAATAAATTAGGTTATGGAGTTGGCGTATCTACTCCAAAAGCAAAAGGTAAAGCAAGTGCAAGTGATATAAGACAAATAATAGTTGATACTGCAAAAGCTATAGTACAACAACATACAGATAAATTAGCTACTTATGACCAAGCATATAGAACATGGAATTTTAAAAAGCCAAACAAAAGAAGTGGGACATTCTATGGCATTAAGAATCCAATATGTTACGACTGCAGTTCTATGGTTACTTGTTGCTATGGGGAAGCTGGATTAAAAAGTATATTTCATAGTGATTCATTTTGTGCTTATGGCTCTTTGGTTACTTATGCTACTGCTAAAAGCGGTTACACAATGTTTAAAATAACAAAAACAAGCATTGAAACAATGTTACCTGGCGATATTATCATGATGGCAAATAATGAAGTTAAAAACCCTGGAGCATCTTATTATAAACAACAAAATAAAACACATCACACACTAATTTACTGTGGTAAAGTTGATGGAACTCATATGGTAGCTCATGCTAGAAAGTGGGATTCTTGGCCTAATGCTATTAGATATATGCCAGTATACAATGATATTTTTATATATGGATTCTGTTTAAGACCTTACGACCTTGTTGAAGCCGATAACAATAATGTAGAAGAAACCCCTACGATAGACAAGACAGATATGAATGAAGTCTACATAAAAGCAGTTAGAAAAGCAAATGCATATGACTTTTATGACGATAATAATAATTTAGTAACTACAGTAGAAGGTTTTTATGAAAATGATGAAAAAGTTTATCCCAGTTCAACTCCTTATGTATTAATACACTTTGGGATAAACAACTTAACAGAAAAAGGTATGTCTGGTATTAAAACTCTTGCAAATATATTAAAAATGAAATATAGGAACACACCAATCTTTATTTTAAAAGAATTACATGTTGGAACTGTATATACAGATTATGAAAATGTAAATAGTGATATCGATTCATTTAATACAGAATTACAATCATTCTGCGAAAATGAAGACGATGTATTTTTATTAGATATATCTAGTAAATTAGAAACTTATACAAATATATTAAATCCTAATTACACTAGTAATGGCTATACTTTTAAAGATGATGCCAGCATTAGTGTTTTTTACGATGCAATAAAAGAAAAATTACTATCAACTCCAATAGGTTATAAGAAAAAAGATGATGATAGTGGTAATACTGGCGGTGGTGACACTGGGGATGATGATGGTAATGCATCGAAACGAGAAGGTAAAGATATAGATATTTTACTAGAAAGCACAAAAAATTATTACTATCCTAAAATGACAATAAAATCTTTGAAATTCAGACTTAAAAGCAAGGTAGATAATAGCTTTTATGCTAGAATGATGTTTACTACCGCAGATGAAATTAGTTACTCTCAGTCTAAGATTTGCTATCTTGAAGGTGTTGATTGTGTAGCTGGGCAACTAGTACCAAAGCCGAATACAGGTTATAAAATAATAATAATGGCTAATGTAAATACAAGTATTGACTATAAATACTATGGCTCAGTTTCTGTAGATAAAGGTGAAGGATATGCAAAAACTTATAAATTTGTTGGTGGCGAAAAAGCTGTAAAAACTGCAAAAACCTACCTAAACCGAAGTGGATTGCGATATGGAGATAATTCATATGCAATAAAATCTGAGCCTACAAGTTTCCCTAATGATATGGCTGGAAACTTAAATAAATGGTATGATGCTGATGCTAAAAAAGCTAATATTGACTGTAGTTCACTTGCAATATTTGTTTATGCGGATATACCATATGATAAAAGTCCTTATGCCAATCATAGTTTGAAAAAACTTGTGAAAAATTCAAAGACCAGTTGGGCATTTATGTTACCTCGTAATGCTGCTATGCAAGCTGAATATTGTGTGAAAAAAGGTTGGGTATTGCATGATATAGATATAATCAATTATTCCAATTTGGAAGCTGGAGATCTTGTTTTTTTTGATAGAGATAATGGAGAAAATGGTCGTTATATGAACTGTTCTCATGTCGCAATTGTAGTTGGATCAACTGAAGATGGTGGCTCTGTTAACATAATAGAATCTACTACTGTTACAAATGGAGTTAGAATAATAGAAATAACAGCAAATCAAACAGATAAAATACTTTTCTGTGCTAGACCTAAGAAATTATAGAAGGAGGGATTATTATGAGCAATAGCAATATAGAAACTATAACTAGAGAACATGATAATTTCTCTTCTAGTTATAATGAACTTGTAAATTTACTTGAAAAAGTGATAGCAAATAAGGAAATAACACAAGATGACAAATATGATTTAGAAAAAGCACATGCTACCTATACAGAAAATTACAATGAAGTTAAAAGAATACTAGAAAATGAAAAAGAAAGTAATTTAAATGATCAACTAGAAGAAGTCGGATATAAAAAATTAGATGCTGATTTAAATAGTGTTATGAATATACTTACTAACAATGGTGAAAAAAATACTTTTTATCTAGGTGAAGATGGAAGAATATTAATTGATATGCAAAGCATACCGATGTTAACCTTATTAGTTCAGAAACTTAGCTTAATAGCAAAAGGACTTGATTCTGATGATGAAGAAAGTAGCATAACTATAGCACCAGAGTTTATAGAATTATTATCTTCATCTGAAATTCTGTTAAAAGCTAAAAATATAAAGTTAGAAGGTTATGTATCAGCAAATGGTGGATTTTCTATAGATGAAAACGGAAATATGACTGCTAATAATGGTAATTTCAATGGGGCAGTTAATGCACAAGGTAATATGACCGCCGATACTCTTATTGTTAGAAAAATAATCAGTAAAGATATTATTAATTCACTTACAAATGATATATCTGTAACTATAGCAACAGATGGAGATGATGCATCTGCTGTTATTAGTAGTGCAAAATTTTATACTGTACAGGGCTTTTTAGATGCCTTGCCACGAAATTTAAATGGAAATAGCATATATATAACTCTTGATAAGGAATGCAATGAGAATCTTAATCTAAAGGGATTTTCTAATGGTGATATATATCTATACATGAACATGAAAAATTATAACGGTCATATAGCTGGATATAATTGTACATCAAAACTATTCATATATGGAGCTACTACTGTTACTGGTATTCCGGATGGAGTAGATAGTCAAAGACCTTCTGTAATGCCAGCATCTATGGTAGGTAGTAACACATATTATTACGGAATGTATTTCTCGAATTGCAATTTTGTTACACTTAGGAGCATAAATGTATATGGTCAAACAACGTCAAATAGTTATTATGCGATAGGTGCTGAACATGGAACAACATTGTTAATGCAAAACTGCAAAATTATAGGTTCTCAAAATGGAGTACAAGCTAGAGGTAGTAAAATTATCATGTATAAAAACTTCGGAAAAGTTAATAACAATGCCGTTAGAGCAATCTATGGGGCTATGGTATGTATTCAAGATGGTTCTATTCCTAGCGGTCAACTAGTTCACGATAATTCATCACAAATAATACAAAATAGCAACAAAGTTACTGCAGATAGCACTACGACTGAAACTGGAACTAATACTAATACAGGAACTACAACAAGTAAGTCAGTTACATTTACAAGTGATTATGGAGATACATATCGTTACACTTGGAGTGACTGGGCGCAAGATAACTTAGTTATTCAAGGTAAATGGACCTCTAATAGTGTTGGTTGTTGGTTCTTTGGTAGTGATTTTAGTAAATTACAAGGAAAGACTATAACAAAAGTTGTTCTAAAAATAGAACGTATAAGTGGAGGTAGTTCAAGTAACAATGAAGCTAAAATAGTTATGCATAATCATTCAAGTAGGCCAAGTGGTGAGCCTACTTATTTAAGTTGGAGCAAAATTGCTAATCTTACAATGAATGAAACAACAACAGTTACAATAACAGATAGTGCAGTGCTAAATGCAATAAAAAACGGAACAATGAAAGGATTTGGGCTTAAACATACCTTTGATAAAGACCATTATATGAAATGTACAGGAGTTATAAAAGCTACAGTAACTTATACAGACTAAAGGAGGGGATTATCTTGCCTATTAAATATAACTATGAAGTATCAGTAAGTGATAACAAAGCAAAATTAAATAAAGATATTTTCTTATTTAGAGGTAATAGAAATATACATTATTATTTTTCTATAAAAGGTGCTCGATTTACCTTTTCAAAAGAAAATGAAGATTTGTTAGAAAGTTCAAATGCAATTTATGCTGCGGTAACAGTTGTGAAACCAAACGGAGTTGAAGTGGCAAATGCTATAGCTCCAGTAGAAGATGGATTAATCCATTTAAAAGTAACAGAAGATCTAATAGATGAAGAGGTTGAAGTGGGTGATTTCGACTTAGTATTTGATTTATTTGATGACAGTGATGGTGCTGTAACAATACCTAAGATAAAAGGTCAATTTCATGTTCAAGAAAGACCTTGTACAACTTCAATTGGAACATTATCAGGAAATGTAAATGTTGTTAATCAGGCGGTGGTAGATTTGGCAATAGCAACACAAGAAAATGAACAATTAATCGTAGTAGATGATGACGGAAAATATGTTAAAACTACATGGGTAAAAGGAGATAAAATCAGTGTCGAAAGATTAAATAAAATAGAAGAAGGGATAGAAAAAAATAGTACGCAATATAAAGATATTGCGAAAGAAATAGAGGACATAACAACTACTGGATTAACTTCAGGACAAATAACTGCGTTAGATAATATGTTTAAAATATGTGCTTATAGTTCAAGTGATATATCATTACAATATAATGCTTTTAAAACTGCTTTTGGAATTAGTGGTAGTGATACTCCAATAACTAAACAATACACTATCACTAATAATCTTTCCAATTGTAAGAGTAGTAATTCTAACACATCAATTAAAGAAAATACTTCTTATGTTGCTACAATAACTGCTGATAATGGATATACAATAAGTCAAATAAATGTTACGATGGATGGAAAAGATATAACAGATACAGCAGTTGCTGACTCTACAATTCATATAACATCTGTAACAGGTAATATTATAATAACAGTAACTACAACTGGCAGTGAACCTCAGCCATCACTTTTATATAATTGGGATTTAACAAATTCTTTGACAGACACAGTATCTAATAAAGAAGCGAGGTTGGTAGGAACTACCTCTGAAGGTACTATTTCATCTGATGGATTAACTTTAGGTGTAAGTAATTCCGTAGGAATAGTAATTGATTGCGATATAGTAAATAAAAAAATAGAATTTGATTTAGGTGATTGCCCTACTTTAAGTGGCACTACAAGAGCAATTTTATTCGGTGGTTCTAATGCTGAAACATTGTCATGTGGATTATTATATAGAAATGGTAAGTGGACACCTTACAATGCAACTGGTTGGGGCGACTCTACAACTTATTCAGATTCACAAATGTTTAATAATTCTACAGTTACAGTTGAGGTTGATAGTAGTTATAATGCAACTTTTAAATATAATAATCAAGTCATTGCTACAGTTATTTTAAACAACTCAACCGTTCAAACTTTTGGATTTGGAAGTAAATCTCAATCATGGATTGGTGCAAAAGTTAAAGCTATAAGAGTATATCAAATGTAGGAGGATGAATTATGAGTATATATGATATAAATGGAAATGAAATTATTTCAAATTCAAATAATAATTATTTTTTTGATGAAGTATTACATAGAGGATGGACAGATGGCGTACCTGATAATACGCTACCAGCGTTTTATTTAACTGTAGTAAATGGATATAAATGGGCAGAGTGTGATATTAGAATGAGTTCTGATTCTATACCTGTTTTAAGTCATGATGCAACAATAACTGGAACTGTAGATGGAGTTGAAACAACCTTAACTATTGCTAATGCAACTGCTGAAGAAATTAAAAAAGTTGTATTGCAAACCCATGCGAAATATGGAGAAATAAAGATATCAACATTAGCTGAACTACTTGATATGGCAAAATATATAAATTTAGGTATTGTAATTGATTTTAAAGCAGGTGGGGGATTAAATTCGGTAGATAATAATAAAATTGTTGCAAAAACAGTATTAGAATCTGGTTGGTCTAAACATTGTATTTATATGCCTTTAGATACCAATATGGCCACTGCAATACAAAGCATAGATAAAAATGCATCTTTTGATTTTGTAAAAAGTGGAATAACTAGTGTAGATGGTTTAGGAACATTAGATGATTATAAAACATTATTGACTGGAGCTAATACTGTTAATTTTAATATACAAGCAACTGTAAAAGATAGCGAAGGCGGATTACCTTCAGTTGTATTTGATACCTTAAGAGAAAATGGGTTAGGTTGTTCGTTTTGGGGAGTGAATGCTAATGGATATTCAACTTATATGGATAAATCACCTTCAAGAATATGTTATCAATACAGCGATTATGCATATTTAGGTAAAAAATATTGCGATGATAAAAAAAATGAATATGATTTAAAATATAACAAATAAAAGGTGACTTTGACAAAATAAATGGAATATTTTAACATATAATTATCATGGATTAAGGAGATAGGAATATGTTAAAACAAAAAATATTAAAATTTATAATAAATGCTACTTCTATAAATATCTTACCATCTAAATTTAGAACAAAATTACTAAAATGTTTAAAAAATATAAAAGCTAAAGAAATTAGGGGAAAATGTTATTTTAATAGCTTAAATATTGAAATAAGTGAAGGGACTTTTATTAACAGGGAGTGCAAATTTTATTCATCATATTGTAAAGATTCTAAAATAACTATAGGGGAAAATTGCTACTTGGGTATGAATGTTTCCATGATAACTATTTCTCATAAAATTGGAGATATGCAAAAAAGGGCCGGAGAAAATTTTTATAAAAGTATTACTATTGGAAATGGATGCTGGATAGGAGCAAATACTACTATTTTACCAGGAGTTAATATAGAAAAAGGATGTATAATAGGTGCTGGAAGTGTAGTAACTAAAGACTGTAAAGCAAATGGATTATATGCAGGGGTACCAGCGAAGCGAATCAAGGATTTAGACTAGATTAATTTCTAGTCTTTTATATTGTAGTTGTAAGTTCACAATTTAAAAATATTGTGAACTAATTTGCTAAGTAAATACCAAGTAAATACAAAGTAAAAAAATGGTATTTAAACCATCTTATAGTATAATAACTGTAAGGGGGTGAAAAAAGATGTAAAATGTGAGAAAATAAAAAATAAAAACAATATATAATTAAAAAAACTAAATCTATTTTTAAAAGGACTGTAGCGGTACAGTCCTTTTTTATATAAGAAAGGAATTTTGCATGAATGATGAATGGTTAAAAGACACACTAAAGAGACACGATGAAAGGCTGCAAAGACATTCTGAAAGAATAGACAAACTAGAAAATACACAGTCTGAAATGGCAGTAAAAATAGAAAATCTATGCAATACCATAGACAAACTAGCAAGCAACTTAAATAAACTAACTTGTGCAATTATAACAGCATTGGTTAGTTTTTTCTTTTATGCAATACAAAATAATTTATTTAATTAATAGGAGGTAGTAAGATGAAATTTAATATCAAAGAACAAATAAAAAACAAAAGTTTTTGGTTATCTATAACAGCATTATTAGTGTTAACAGCTCAACAATTTGGATTAGATTTTTTACCTAATAACTTCCAAGATTTTGTTAATTCAGTTTTAACTATACTAGTAGGTATGGGTATAATTACAGATTTTAAAACAGACGGATTTGGAGAATAAGAATAGATATAAATACTTTATAAGATAACTGTGAGGTGCTTAGGAGGTCGATAAGAAGGTCGATTTTTTAAGCATCTTTTATTTTTAGAAAAGGAAGTGTTAATATGAGTAAAAAATATTTAGTAGCTATAGATGCAGGACATGGTATGCATACAGAAGGTAAACAATCAGTTCCAATGTCAAAAAATTTATACATAGATGGTGAATTAGTCAGAAAAAAAGGAAAGATCATAAAAGAAAATGAATGGAATAGAGGTGTGAGTGAATACTTATCAGCTGCACTAAAAAGATGTGGTATAGATACAATGTTTACTGCAGATATGACAGGAAAAACTGATATTGCCTTGTCTACTAGAGCAAGTAAAGCTAATAAAGCTAAAGCAGATATATTAATTTCAAATCATTATAATGCAATAGGAAGCTGTGCTAAATGGCAAACTCGAGTTAAAGGGTTATTAGTATTAAGAACTAAAAATTGTTCTGAAAAATCTATAAAATTAGGAAAATTAGCAGTTAAGCATCTTAAAAAAGACATAGACTATGAATATAGTTATGGTTTAATGCGCGATGTAGATATGAGTGGATTTACATTAGCTATACTTAGACAAACAACAATGCCAGCAATATTAATCGAGTATGGTTTTATGGATTATTGGAATGAAGCAAAACTTATGCTTGATAAAAAACATCAAGAAAAATGTGCTGAAGCAGTTTGTAAGGCAGTATGTGAATATTTCGGAGTAACTTATATAGCAGAAAAGCAAGGAGCTACTAAAACTAAATACATTAGAATATTAAAAGATATAAACATACATAGCAAAGCAGATTTTGATGCTGCTAATGTAATAGGTAAAGTTACTGCTGGTGGAGCTTATACTATAGTTGAAAAAGTAAAAAGAACTGGAACAGATATGTATAAACTAAAATCAGGAGTATATATAACAGCCTCACCAAAATATGTAGAAGTATTTGAAAAATAATATTATAATATATTAAGGACGTATGAGCCTTGTAAAAATTTAGAGACATAGGAGCTCTGGCCATAAAAATAGCTAGAAGGTATAGAGACCTTCTAGCTTCTATTTTTAATATGTGCTATAATATAAGAGCAAGCAATATCCACTAAAACAAGGATTAAAACTTAATTTATGTAATTATAAAATTGCTTGCAGAAAAGGACTAGAATAACTCTAGTCCTTTTTATTTTGATTAAAATTAAAATTAATATTTAACGATTATTTATTATGTAATCTTCTCTATATAGATGATAAAGTTCAAATAAATCTCTACCATCGTATTCATATTCTAATTTGAACCCTTGCCACCATATGTCATCTATATGATTTGTTATTCCAAATATATATTGTTCCCCATTTTTTTCAGCTAATTTTACTTCTGCTATTTCACTTACATCAACTGTGTTGATAGAATCCTCCTTTAAGATTTTGTACTCATTCCAAGTTCTTGTTTTATAAGCTTTCATTTTTATTCCCCTTTTCTATTATAATTTTATTGTTTTCAAAAGTAGCTGTTATTTCCCTATCTTCTGGACTAATACCCATTTCTTTAATCCATGCTACTGGAAGAGTTAACTTGTAAGACAATGCATTTTTACTTGCATTGCCTCCAGCTTTACAACAACTTACTTTTAAATTTCTTTGTTCCATGTTATTTCTCCTTTACTCTGATTCAACACAATCGAAATATCTAAACATTTCAGTTGCTTTTTCTTTATTTTCTTCACTTTCTTTTACAAATCTTAATAAACCCCCTACAAAATAATCGAAATCTCTCCAACCGTCTTCATCATGGTAACAATGTAAAAATATATGTTTTTTAGTTTCGTCTAAATAAAATCTTACTTCATATATATTTTTTCCTACATCTAATGAATGATGTATAATTTCTTTTGTAAAGTTATTTTCTAGATATTTATATATATCCCATTTATTAACCTCATTAAAGAATTTTTTTCTATTTATTATTGTCATTTTCTTTTCCCCTTCCTTTTTACTCTCTTGAGCTAAGAAAGATAAGCATAAACCTAATTGAGCTTGATAATCTACTTCTGGATATTGTTCTTTTATTTCTTTTGTCATTTTATGAGCTTCTTTCATTAAATTTCTTTTCATCTTTCTTAACCCCTTTCTTATTATTTATTATACTTATATAATATACTATTGGTTACCAATAGTCAAGTAAATTTGAAAAGTTTTTTCTAAAATTTGTATAAATATTCCAAATATAGTCAATGCTATTAATAAACAGGAGGTATTGGCTATGAAAAAACTAGCATTGGAAGTTACAGGGCGTATTGCATATCTAGGCATCGGAGTAGCAAGTGCTATATTGATAATGATGTAATGGTAGGCTAGGGGAGTATATCTCAGAAGATAATAAATAAATAATAAGGCTGGAGAAATGAATTCTCTAGCCTTTAATGTGTTATAATAAATGTGGATAAGTTAATTTTACTGACATTTTTACTGACATTTTAATTTGAAATTTTGTTAAAACGTTGGTATTGCTAATACTATAAGTTTAATATAATATAGTTACTAGATATATTAAATATGATTTATTAGTATTTAAATCGGTTTACAATGTTTAAATATCAGTGTTTTTTGATTTATTTATTTTTAAATAGCTTACTGACAATTTACTGACCAGTTAAGTTTTTACTGACAAAACTGACAATTTACTGACTTAGTATATTGTCAATTTTGTCAACTGCTATCTTATCATTTTCCTTAAAAGCATGCGCGTAGATTTTTAATGTAATAGATATGTCGGAATGACCCACGCGTTCTGATATTGTTTTTACATCTACACCAGATGCAACTAACATAGAAACATGAGAATGTCTTAATGCATGTAGCTTTTTAAATTCAAGCCCAATTCTTTTAATAAATCGTTTAAAAGTAATATCTAAATTGTACGGATTATAATAATTGTTATTGCTGTTTATGCATACTGTGTCATATTCTTTTTCTTTCATTAAACCTTGTAACTTTAATTTATTTTGTCTTAATTTCTCTTTTTTTAGCATGTCAAAAACATGATCTGGCAGAGAAATTTTTCTTATTGATGATTTACTCTTTGGTTGCTTCATGATATATTTACCTTCTATGTATTGTAAATTATATTGAATTTTTATAGTTTTATTTTCAAAGTCTACACAATCCCATGTTAAACCTAAAACCTCACCGCGTCTTAGACCTCCATAGATTAAAAGCTTTATAGCATTTTGAAAATATATACTTTCACTTTCTAAAGCGTTTAGTATCTGTTTTATTTCTTCTATCGAATATATTTCTTCTTCGTGTGTTTTATTGTTCTTTGGGAGGATAATAAAATCAGTAATCTTTTTATTTATCTCTTGTAATCTGTATGCTTCATTTAGTACAGCATTGCATAATTGCATTATTTTTCGTTTTGAGCGATAAGCTAAATCTTTTTGAAACACATAATTAACAAATGTTTGATATTTATTTACAGTTATGTCACTTAATTTCATATTTCCCCAATAAGGTTCGACATGTTTTTTTACGATACTTTTCGCACAAGCAATAGTATTTTCAGATATCCCTAACTTGCTATCGTAATATCGATAACAGCGATTTGTAAAAGAAATGTTACTCGGCAAAGCATAAATATCATTATTTATACTATTTTTAACTTCTATTAATTTTTTATCTGCATCTTTTTTATTTATAAAACTACCTTGCGACTTTTGTTTCTTTTTGCCAACTTCATCTATATATTCTACATATACATAATATTTGTCATTTCTTTTACGTATAAAACTACTTAAAATTTTTTTCATTGGTAACCCTCCTAATTAAAAAGAGCAGCTGGTAAAACTGCCCTGATGTTTATCTATTATTGTTATTATTTCTATTTTATACAATATATATCCTTTTAGAATAGTTTAGTTTCATTTGTTGTATAAACATTGTAATAAAGGTAATTAGCTCTAAAAGCTACTAAGATATCTAAAACTAATCCTAAAAGTAAAAAACTTATAGAAGAAACTACTATATTAGCTATTAAATATATTAGTCCTTGAATAACCATACCTTTATACATCATCCAAAATGGACCAAAGAAAAATGCTGCCCAATTAAATTTACCTTTATAACTACCATCGCTATCTTTTATTGATTGGAATTCACCTTGATAATAAGGTGGTAATTCACTAAAGTCATAGTTTGCTTTTTTATTTCCAGAACTACTAAATGTAAAATCACCAAAGTTATTTTTCTTTGGTTGATATTTTTCTAGCATAGAGCCACACTTTACACACATTTCTTGTTTTTCTGATGTTTCAGCACCACAATTTTGACAATAATTATCTCCATTAGTTACTCTAACACCACAATGAACGCATATTTCAGCTTTGTCATCAACTTGACTACCACAATTTCTACAATACATAATATATCCCCCTATTGTTTGTTTTTTAAAGTTTGAGCTTTTAATAATCTTTGTTTAAATTTCTCTAGTTTAGGATTAATATCGCACCTATCAGATTTAATACTAGAAAAAACCTTGATAGCTTTATTTAAAACTCTTATTTCATTGTTATAATCTTTTCTTTTTCTATATAAAATAGTTAATCTATCGTATGGATAATTTCCATCAAAGTTATATGAAATTGCTTTCTCATAAAATTCTATGGCTTTTTCTATATCTTTATTTTTTTCATATTCCATAGCTTTTAAATTAGCCTGATAACCTTTTTCAAAATTTAACATTAAAGTCCTCCTTATATATTTTTATTAAATTGTAGCATATTATACAGAAATTTATACAATAAATCCCAAATTACCCTTTTTTATTTAATATTTTTGTTTTATCATATAAATATATGTTATTCTGTGAAAAATAGTATATAATGTATATAAGAAATAGAACATACGTTCTATAAAATAAGGGGGAATAATATGCAAGAAGAAGTAAACAAAGCTATAAAAAGTGATTTATTAGATGAAAAGCACTTACAAAAGTTAATTCAACTTGCTAAAGAGGAATTAAATAAAAAATAACAATATAAAAATCAAAGACTAGGCATAAGCCTAGTCTTTTTCTTTTAATCCAAATACCATATTCATAATTAAATTCAACTGTTCATCTGTTAATTGTTCAGCCAGTTTAATAGCTTCTTTTTGCTTATCTGAGATATCTTCTAAAGGTTTTTTATTGTCTACAGCTCCTAATAAGTAATCTGTAGTTACATCGAACATTCTAGCTAACTCCAGTACTTTTGATGCATCTGGAACAGTTTTGCCTTGCTCGTAAAAACCATAAGCGCTGGTAGTTATTCCTAATTTTTTAGCCATTTCTTCTTGAGTATATTTATTTTCCTTCCTTAACTCTCTTAGTCTCTTTGGTAACATTTCATTCATGGTTTATTCCTCCTGGTTATCCTTTACTGTTTCTCTTTTTAACTCTTATTATATTGATTGTTTTTTGAAAATATGTTGTAAACAATTTATACTTATATATACTACATTTTTACTCGAAATCCTTGTATTTATCAAGTGTTTTAAAGAAAATACAATTTAAAATTAAAAAAAATATTGACACACAAGATAAAATTGTATAATATATAAATATAAATACAATTTAAAATAGTTAAAAATAAAAATAGACAAGAATAAATTGAAAGATGAGGTGATAAAATGAACGAACTTAAAAAATTAAGAAAAGAAAAAAACATTAAACAAAGCTCTATAGCAAAAGAAGTAGGAGTTACTCAGCAAGCTTTTTCGTGTTATGAGTTAGGGCTTATGAAACCATCACTTGATATTGCTAAAAAAATAGCCGATATTTTTGATTGTTCTATAGAAGAAATTTTTTTTAATAGCTCTCACAAGTAAAACTACAAAAAATAAAATAAACACAATTTATTCTAGAAAGGAGATTGAAATATGGATTACATAAACGAAATGAATAACTTAGTACAAACTATATCATCAAGAGAAGTAGCTAAGATGATGGAAAAAGAACATTGGGAAGTACTTAGAATGATTGAAGGTAACAAAGATGTTGTAGGTATAATCCCAGTTTTAATAGACCACAGTTTTGTGGTGAATGAATATTTTATAGAAAGTGAATATAAAGCAAGTAACGGTAAATCTAATAAGTGTTATGAATGTACAAAAATGGGTTGCGAAATGTTAGCTAATAAACTTACTGGTGAAAAAGGAATATTATTTACAGCAAGATATGTTAATAAGTTCAATAAAATGGAACAGTACATAAAAGAACAACAACCAAAAGTTCCAACTACATATAAAGAAGCATTGCAACATTTACTAGTACAAGTCGAAGAAAATGAAAGACTGCAATTAGAAAATCAACAACAAACAAAAGTTATAGAAAAACAGTCCGAAGTTATAGGAGAAATGGCTCCAAAAGCAGAGTACTTTGATGCTTTAGTAGATAACAACTTACTTACAAATATAAGAGATACTGCTAAAGAATTAGGAATAAAAGAAAGAACTTTTACAGAGTGGTTAATTCAAAAGAATTTATGCTACAGAGATAAAAAAAGAAAAATTAAACCTTATGCAAATAAGATGAAGTACTTTGAATTAAAAGAATTTACAACTGCTTGGGGACATAGCGACACACAAACACTTATAACTCCTAGAGGTAAAGAAACCTTTAGATTACTTCTTATAAAAGATGGATTAATAAAAGATCATAACAAGCAATTAGAGTTAGGATTACCAGTTAACGAAGTTACAAAATCAGATTTTTATAATTAGGAGGATTAAATATGGAAGATAATAAAAAAATTGGATTTACTTATTTGGGAGACATAAGAATAGAGAGAGCAAATGTTAGAGTGATAGAAATAGGGGCTGGAAGTCTTAAATTTGCACTAGACGAAAGATATCCTTACTACATAAAGGTTTATATAGGAGATAGCTCTGATGAAGGATTTGAATACATAGACGACATATCAGGGATAGATCCAAAAATAAATGATGATGAATTTATGACAATAGTTCTTAATTATTGTGTGCAACATGTAGAGTTTATAACAAATAAAGCAATGGAGGAAAGGGTTCAAAATTACTATAAAAAGTTAGAAAAAGAAAACCAAAAGGTAAAACAAATTTTATCTCAGTATACAGATGAACAGTTATTAAACGAAGTTAACGAAAGAGGACTTTTAGGAGGTAATTAGCATGGCAGTATATACAGGAACAGAACACTTCATAAAAAAAGAAGTAGAAGTAGTATCAGACATATTAAGAGCTAGAGGTTTTAGAGAAGAATGGAACATCATAACTCCATACCAAGCAGAAATAAAAATGTTTCACGTGTTACAAAACAAGTTTGCACTACTTAGAAAACAAGGCAATAACACAGTAGTTGATTATAGCAGATAGGAGGCATCATGTTAGCAAAATACATAGCAGCAGTAATCATATTTAACATAGGCTTCTTTTTAGGGGCTTGGTGGCACAGCATACATAATTAGGGGGTGAAAGTATGGCAAGTGAATTTGAAAAGATGTTAGTAAGAAACATGGACCAAAGCGAACTACTTCAAACAATATCAGAAAGAATTGACTTAGTTGATATCGTTGAAAAATTTCGTTATAGCGAAGACTATGCACCATGTGAATATCTAACAATAGAACAATTACAGGAGTATCTACATTGTGGCCGTAACTATGCTTTACAGGTAGCAAGATATGGACTTAGCACAGGAGAATACACAGTAAATCATATGGGGAGAAAGTATCTAGTAGACAGAATAAGCTATGACAAATATGTCAAAAGAAAACTAGGAAAGTCTTTAAAGGAGGTACTATAAATGACAAATCAAGAGTTCAGAAAAGAAGCAAATAAGCTATTTGATAAAGTTGAATACATCAACGAAAACAGTGGCTTTATAAGTGCTTTTCTAGGATTACATCACCTAAAAGGAATAGACAAACCATTTTGCAGTCTAACTCTTAGAATAGACCAATACAAAACAAAAGACACATTTCTATACACATCAACAGGAAGTAGAGACACAGAATACACAATTTCAAAGATGCATCAAGTATTAGATGCAGTTATCGAAGGTGTAAAGGAGGTGGTTAGATGAAATGTACACCAGAGGTCCTAAACTACTTAGCAAGTAAATATCCAAACATGACTGTAAAGCAACTTATAGAGTTAATGAACTCAAAATGTAACTGGAGAAATATGTATTAAACACAAAAACTCTCTAGTTGGCGCTAGAGAGTTCACATAAAAATATGTGTTTTTAAAAAAATAACTTGATTAAATTATAACATAGGAGGTCAAAAAATGAGTAGAAAATTTTTGGATTCAGAAATATTAGTATCTACAAAAGGAATGTCAAAAGAGGAATGGCTTAAACATAGACAATCAGGTATCGGGGGCTCAGATGCTAGTGCAGTAGCTGGCATAAATCCTTGGAAAACAGCAGTGCAAGTTTACATAGACAAAAAACAAGAAGAAGTAAAAGAAGTAAAAAGTTTCAGAATGGAATTAGGGAATAGATTAGAGGGGTTTGTAGCTGAATTATTTACAGAAGAAACTGGATTAAAAGTTAGAAATGTAAATGGAATATTAGCAAATGAAAAATATCCTTTTGCATTCGCTAACATAGATAGAGCTATAGTAGGAGAAAAAGCATTCTTAGAATGTAAAACTACTAACAGCTATGCTGCAAAAGATTGGGAAAATGGAATCCCAGCACACTATGAAATACAATGCTTACACTATATGGCTGTAACAGGGGCAACTCATTGTTATATAGCAGCATTAATAGGCAACCAAGAGTTTAAATGGTACAAGCTTGAAAGAGATCAAGAAACTATAGATTACTTGATGAAAATAGAAAAAGACTTTTGGGAAAATAATGTGTTAAAAGATGAAATACCTGTTCCAGATGGTTCTTATGCATATAGTGAGTATTTAAAAGAAAAATATCCGAGTTCAATAAAAGAAGAAATAGACATAACAAATTTTATAAAAAATGCCAAAGATAAGCTTAATCGCTATGATGAAATAGTTGCAGACATTAAAGCATTAGATAATGAAAAGAAAACTATAGAACAAGAAATACAAGCTGAAATGAAAGATTGCGAGGTAGCAAAAATAGGAGATAGAAAAGCAACTTGGAAATCTCAAAGTAGAAGCTCAATAGATAGTAAAAAGCTAAAAAGTGAGTTACCTGATTTAGCTGCTCAATATATGAAAATAAGTAGTTTCAGAAAATTCAGTATTAAATAGGAGGTAGTAACATGACAAATTTAAAAAATCAATTACAAAATAAAGCTAATAACACTAATCAAGTTAAAAAAGCAAGCCCAAGTAAAGGAATGGAACAACTATTAACTAAAATGGGAGGGCAAATACAAAAAGCACTTCCAAGCATGGTTAGTAGTGAAAGATTTCAAAGAGTAGCATTAACAGCTTTTAGTAATAATACAAAATTACAACAATGTGATCCAATGAGTTTTATAGCAGCAATGATGCAATCAGCACAATTAGGACTAGAACCTAATACACCATTAGGACAAGCTTACTTAATACCATATGGCAAACAAGTACAATTTCAAATAGGTTACAAAGGTCTATTAGAATTAGCACAAAGAAGTGGAAAAATTAAAACTCTATATGCACATGAAGTTAGAGAAAATGATACTTTCGATATAGATTACGGACTTGACCAAACTCTAACACATAAACCACTTTTAAAAGGCAATAGAGGTGAAGTGATAGGTTATTATGCAGTATATCACTTAGATACTGGAGGTAACAGCTTTATATTTATGACAAAAGATGAAGTCTTAGAACATGCAAAAAGATTTTCGAAAACATATAACAGTGGTCCATGGCAAACTGATTTTGATGCAATGGCAAAGAAAACAGTAATAAAACAACTTTTAAAATATGCTCCATTAAGCATTGAATTGCAAAGAGCTACAAGCATGGATGAAACAATCAAAACAGAAATATCAGATGATATGAGTTTAGTGCAAGATGAAGGAATAGAAGCTGATTTTACAGAGGTATCAGATGAAGTGGCAGAAGATGAAAAACAAGAAACAGGGCAACAAGTAATGGATATGTAGCTAGGTTGGGGAGCAATCCCCTTCCTAGAAAAAGTAAAGGAGGTTTTAAATGGCAAAGAAACCGAAACAATATTACTGGTTAAAACTTAAAGATGATTTTTTTAGACAGAAAGAAATTAAAAAGCTAAGAAAAATAGCTGGCGGAGATACATACACAATAATTTATCTTAAAATGTTACTACTAGCGATTAAAGAAGAAAACAAACTTTACTTTGAAGGCGTAGAAGATGAATTTGCAGATGAATTAGCCCTAGAGTTAGATGAAGATGAAGAAAATGTAGCTATGACATTAGCATTTTTAGATAAACATAATCTGATTGAAATTGTAAATGATGAAGAGTTTTTCTTACCACAAGCAGAAGAGATGACTGGTAGTGAAAGCGAGAGTGCTGCTAGGGTTAGAAGACATAGAGAAAAAAAGAAAAATCCACAATTAATAGAACAAAAAGAACCTAAAAGTGGAGCATTAAGACAAAAACAATTTAGAGCTAAAAAGAAATGTGAAGAAAAACAACATATTCCTATGATAGAGGATTACTTAAATAATAAAAGATATAACGGAAATTATTATTTGGTATTACAAAGAGATAAGTATAAATGCTCTATTTGTGGAAGTATAGAAAATTTATGTGTTCACCACATAGATGGATATGATGAACATAAACCACAAAATAACGACACTAATAAAATGATTACTTTATGCAGACATTGTCACAGTAATATACATGCTGGAGTAAATATAGATGAAGATATATTAGATTCTATAGATTATTTTAGTAACGAAATGTTACCAGGTAACGTTAATGTAACGCAATGTAACACTGATGTAACACCAAGTAACAAAAACGTAACGACAGAGATAGAGATAGAGATAGAGAAAGATAAAGAGATAGAGAAAGATATACATACAGATATAGATAGTAAGTTGGTAGGTAAGTTTGCTAAACTCTATGAAAATAATATAGGAGTAATAAATGGAGTAACATCAGAATGGCTTATAGATATAAGTAAGGACATAGATTATTCACTTTTTAAAAGAGCAATAGAGATATGTACAGAGCGAAGTAAAACCAACTTAGGCTATCTAAAAGGGATAATCAACAACTGGACCAACAATAACATATACACCATGGAACAATTACAAGCATACAAATTACAGCAAGAACAAAACAAACCTAGACAACAAGATGAATTAAATAAACAAGATCTAGATTTCCTAGACAAAATAGATGAAAAATTCGGATTATAAGGAGATGAATAAAAATGGATGCAGTTTTATTGGATAGATTAAAAGCTACTTTGGAAAAACATGCTCCAGAACCAGCAAAATATGATTGTCCTAAATGTGAAGATAGAGGATATATTTTTAAAATACAAGATGGATATGAAGTGGCTGTGCCTTGTAGCTGTTTAGAAAAAAGACAAAGTATCGAAAAATTAGCCTTAAGTAACCTTACAGAGGTTTTTAGACAAAAGACGATTAATTCCTTTAACGCTGACAAGGAATGGCAAATAAAGGCAAAGAACGAGGTTATACGATATATTAATGACTTTTTAAAAAAAGAAACTAATGCAAGTTTAATATTATGCGGCAATCCTGGAAGTGGAAAGACACATCTAGGAATCGGGACCATGTTAGAACTTATAAATAACAATGTTGGCTGTGTTTATAAAGAGTATATATCGATGTTGACTAATCTAAAACAAGCTATCAATGAAGAAGAAGAATTTATAAGAGAGTTAGAAAAATATATAAATCCAAGAGTTCTATTTTTAGATGATTTCTTAAAAGGTCAACCGACAGAAGCAGACCGAAAATGCATATATAAAGTCATAAACACTCGATATTTAAAAGGTAAACCAATGATTATATCAACAGAAAAATCAATTAAGGAAATATTGATGTTTGATGAAGCTGTTGGGTCACGAATTGTCGAAATGGCTCAAAATAATATAATAACATTCCCTAGAGGAATAGAAAACAACTACAGATTAAGAAATATAATATAGGGCTTTAACGAGCCCTAGGAGGGGGAACAAATGTATTTATATGATGCAAGATACAACATACTACAAAAAACAACGTATGAAAAGTTAGAAGGAATATTTGATATGTCACACACCAGTTTAGCATCTATGAAGTGTAAAAAACAAAGACTTAGAAAAAGATATTATATCGTAAATGATGATGTGACTTTAAAAGAACGTAAAAAGTATTATTCATCATACGAAATCAAAGATGAAACATGGAAAGAAGTAGAAGGCAGTGATGGTAAATATCTAGTAAGTGATTATGGTAGATTTAAAAGAATATACAAAAGCAGACCAGAAGGGGTATTTATATTACCTTACATAAAACACGGTAAAAAGCATCAAGTAGTAAAAATAACATTTAAAGGAATCAATTCTGAATACTTAGTAGGAAGAATAGTAGCTTATCATTTTTTAGATATATATTATATTCAAGATTCTAAAGTAAGAAAAAGCAAGAACGACAAATATAAGTATTACACACATAAAGATGTCAAAGTCTATCATAAAAACGGACTAGCGTACGATAACTACGTAGGCAACTTGGAGTATTTAGATTTTGAGGATTTAGGAAAAAAGACAGCACACATAAGTAGATCCAGAAGCATATATGCAATAGATACGGTTCTTATGAATAATTTACATTCTGCAGAACGTATTTACATAGATAATGAGCATGAATTTGTTTGTAGCGAGTTTAAGTAGGTGAAACAAATATGAATTTAGATGAGAGAAATAAATTAATAGAAGATAATTTAAATTTAGTTTACCACATAGTACATAAATATTTCGATTATGGAAACAAAGAGGATTTTATAAGCGAGGGATACATAGGGCTTATAAAAGCTGCAGATAAATATGACAAAGCAAAACAAATAAGGTTTTCCACTTTTGCTTGTAGATGCATCTATAACGAGATAAGCAGATACTTATGCGTACAAAATTATGATTGCAGAAAAGCTAATACAGATACAATTTCTATGGATAGCACAATTTATGATAATAACAAAAAATTAACTTTTAAAGATTTACTTGAATATGAAGAAGATTATTCAGTAGCAAATGTGAATTACTTATTAAATTTAATCGATAAACTAAATGTTAAAGATGGAAAATATGTATGTGTCAAAAAAGCTGAAGGTTATTCACTTGGTGAAATAGGAGAGTTATTAGGTGTTAGCAAAGAGGCAGTAAGACAGAAAATAAGCAGAATTAAACAAAGACTTATTAGATTAGGTGTAAGCGCATAAAAAAAGAAGAATGCTTCCACATTCCCCGTAATAAATCAACTAACTATATTATAACATAGGAGGTAGTTGAATGGCTATAAACAATACTAGAAATGATATAGATGAAGTAAAAGAATTGGCGAAAATATATATAGAAACTTATAAAATAAGTCCAATAGAAGCTATTGAATGTGCGATGCAGGATATAGAAAAACGTGATAAGGAGGAATCGTATGAGGGATAGTGCCTATACAAAAGCAGAACGTAAATTGTACGAATATACTTATAATAAAGCTATTATCAAGAATAAAACAATAGAACTAGAAGCTATAGAAGATAAATATATAAGAGGTGGATATAAAAAAGAAGGAATAAGCTATGATAGAGTAATGACAAGCCCAACTAATTCATCACCAATAGAACAATGGTTACTTTATCATGATGAAGAATATGACAGATTATTAAGAGAAAAGTCAAAGGCTGTAAAAGAAGTAAAAATAATAGATAATGCTTTAGAAGTATTAAATAGCTTAGAAAAAGAGATTATAGAATTAAGATATTTTAAGGATAAGACTTGGATAGAAATATCTGATAAACTTGAAAATTCTACTTCAAATTGCAAGAAAATAAGAGTAGAAGCTATAGAAAAAATAAAAAAAGTTATTTAGTACAAAAAATGTATTAAATTTAGACAAATATTAGACACAAAGTGTACATAACTTGTGTTACTATATAAATAATAAAAAACATTTAAAATACCACTGATTTGATAGGTGTCAGAAAATGACACGAAAAAGGATTACTTAATTTAAGTAGTCCTTTTTTATTTTATTAAAGGAGTTGAAAAAGGTGGGAAAGTTTATAAGGATATAAATGAAGTATTAGAAGCAACAATAGAAGTTCCTAAGAAATATTGGGAGTTTGAAGAAATGATGCGTGATAAACCTAACTTTGATAAAGCACCAGGAGCAAGAAAGATATATCAAAGGAAGGAATATGTTATATATCAGGTAAAACATGGATATATAGTACATAATACTAAGAAAAACTTTGAGGAAGGACATACACATATACATAACTATAACAAAGCTAAAAGTATAATAGATTTAGCTGTAAGAAAGAAGACACCTAACACACCAAGACAATGGGAGATAGAATGTTTATTAAGAATAGTTAAAGATGAAAAATATAAAAAAAAATTAAGAAGCTTATTATTAGAATTAAAATAAATGTTGCGAATATTAATATAAGCAGATACTCTTTAATTAAGATTAATAACTAAAGGAGTGAGTTTATGGGAAATATAAAAAGATTATTAGTAGTATTATTAGTATGTATGATATCTATTGGATGTGTTGCTTGTAGTGGAACAACATCAGAAGACAGCAAGGTTAACCTAGAAGATATGACAGGTTCAGAGAAAGTTGATTACTTTATAACAAAAGGTAAAAGTGATTATGAAGCTGTAAAGGATGATAGTGATAAATTGACTGAACTAGGTGTACAATATCTAAAAGATCTTAAGAAATATGTAAACAATGAAACACAGTTTGATAATGATGCGAATATGGAAGACATAATGACAAAAGGTGGATTTCTATATCAATATGGAAAAGATACTATGGATATACTTGAAAGTGCTGGGAAGCAAGAGAGTAAGGAATATAGAACAGCAAAGTTACTAAATGAATTAGGTACAGATTCCATACAAATGGTTAAATATGTTTATAGAGGAATAGAGAAGCCAGACGATAGTGCAACAATATCAAATATAAAACAAGTAAAGAAAAGCATAGAAGGATTACAATAATATATGATAGATAAAGGATCTTATTATAATTAATAAGGTCCTTTATTATTTAGGAGGAAAGGCAATGGCATTTAGAAATATAACTATTGAAATAGAGTTAAGACCATGCATGGTTAATAATAGAAAAGCATTGTTCCATAATAAGTATATAGAATCAGATGAACAATATATAGAATCGGATGGAGTAGAAGCAAGCATAAAGATTAGAGAAGATATAAAAGGATTAGTAGAATATGAAGATGGTACATTAGATTTAGTTAGCTATAAGAACATTAAGTTTATAGATAAGAAGCATCAACAATATTGTTGGGATAATAATAGGGAAGGTGTTAAGCATGGCTAAAGACTTTGCTAAATCATTTTATAACAGTAGACAATGGAAGAAGTGTAGACAATATATATTTAACAAGTATCATGGGTTATGTGCTAAGTGTGGAGAGCCAGGGAAGATAGTACACCATAAGACATACTTAACACCATATAACATAGACAATCCAGATGTAACATTGAATGAAGATAATCTTGTTTTATTATGTAAAGATTGCCATGAAAAGATACATAGTGAAGCTAAAAGCGTTATAAGAGATGGACTTCGATTTACTTCAACTGGAGACATCGAGCCAATAGTCCCCCCTTAAAAAAATTTAAATTTCTCTAACAGGATACA